CCAAAACGTTTTACAAAATAAAAGAAAATAATTTTCTTAACATTACGATCTAGTTTAGAAAGTAATTTATATTCAAATAAAACGTCTATTATTTCCCTTTCAATAGAATATAAGAAACGGTCAATATTCTGAAATGTGTATATCATAAAGTAATATACTACTTTACTCTATATTTCTCAACTAAATCTTTGTATATTGATACATTATTATAACTTCCGTTATAAATAACAAATATGGCTAAAAATTTTGATTATGATTTATGTCCGTGGTTATATAATGGACAGAAGTTTAACGAAGATATGATAGAAGAAAATTACGGATTTGTATATTTTATTTTAAATAAAATTAACAATAAAAAATATATAGGAAGAAAGTATTTTTATACAAAACGAAAAAATAAAAAAACTAATAGAAAAGAAACAAAAAACTCGGATTGGTTATTTTATACAGGTAGTAGCCAAATTCTCAATAAAGAAATAGAAGAAATAGGAATTCACAATTTTGAACGCCATATATTATGTTTATGTGAAACTAAGGGACAGACAAATTATAACGAAGTCAAAGAACAATTTAGTAGAAATGTTCTCTACGCTAAATTAGAAAATGGAGATAGAGAATATTATAATAATAATATTCTCTCAAGATATTTTGTATGTGAAAAACATTCTCAAAAAACTATAGAAAAAATACAAGCATCATCAACAGGAAGATTACATTCCGAAACTACGAAGAAAAAAATGTCTTTAATAAAAACTGGAACAAAAGCTTCTCCAGAAGCCATTGAGAATATGAAAATAGCGCAAAGAAAGATTTTAGATAAAGGTAAAAATTACTCCCACGATAATGAAACTCGGAAAAAAATATCAGAATCTAAAATTGGTAAAAAAAGAAATATGACAGAAAAACTTAAAAATGCAGTATCTAATAATATGAAAAAAAGTCTAAGTTCTTTTCAAGAATGTCCATATTGTCATACAGAACATAACGAAGGTAATTTTTATAAAAAACATGGAGAAAAATGTTTATTAAGTCCTAAATTTTCGCAAATTAAAACAGATTTAGAATTCTTAATGTCAACAAATATAAGATTGAATGATATATGTAATATATTTTCGATTTCATATAATTCTATGTATAATATTCTTAAATTATATGAAATAAAAATAGAGAAAAATAAAAAAATAAATAGAACCTATACTAAAGAAACAAGTGATTTATTAGATACATATAAAAATAAATATAAAAATATATCTATAGAAAAAAGAATTTTATATGATATTATAGACGAACAAAGCCGAACCACTCACTAATATCTTCTGGAATATTTTCCCAAGAGTTTTCATTCATGTTTTTATTTAGCGTGACTTTTTACGTTTTCTACGCTTTTGAGTTTTAACTTTTCCCCTACGAGAATACATTCCCATTACAAAAGGGGTTCGCGGATCATCTGTAGGATATGGACCATCAGCGCCTAACACTCCTGCATCAGTCATTTCTTCTTTAAGAATATTTGGTGGGCGGTACATATATCCGTTTGTTGTATGAACAAAACCAAATCGGGAATACAAAGACATTAAACGGTTTTGATCTTTTTCAAATTCTTCTTCCTTTTTCTTATTTAATTTTTCTCGACTTGTTATAGTGTTTTCATAGTCACTCTCTATTCTCGCCTTAGTATTATATGGATATGCTTGACCGAAAATATATAGCTTTTTACGATCTGCAATTTTTAATAATTTTTTAAATTGTTGAAAATCTTTTAAATCCCAATCATCTAAATATATACCTTTTTTTAAATCATCTTCTGAAATGTTTGGATAGTATTTCCATTCATCAGGCAACAACCCTTTTCTTTGTATGGTCATTTTTTCAAGAAAAATTTTTACTAATTTATCAAAATCTTTAGTCATTTTATAGTATTTACTTGATTTCTATATATGTATATAGTATTTTTAAAATATGAATGAAAAAGAACCAATGGATTTATTAGAAACTTACTCTAAAGAGATAGAAATGGACACAAGCATTGATATTACAAATATCATGGAAAAGCAACTATCATCTCCTAATGTTAAGCATAAATGGCTTTTTCGACTAATGAGAGCTAAAAAACATCTTATTGATTTAGTAGAACTTAAAGATAGTTTTGTTAATAATGTAATGAATAAGGATAATCCTTTAAAATTAAGTAAAGCAGTTATATCTAACAAACTTGAAACACAAGGAGATTATAAAGAAATACAAAAGAAAATTCGTGAACAAGAAATTCTTGTAGAATATCTTGATAGCAGCGTGAATAAAATTTTTAGTCAAATGGGATTTGATTTTAAAAATCTTGTTGAGTTGATGAAAATGGAGCAATTATAAGTGGTTGAACATATTAATGTAACTTATGATAAAAAAAGTGGATATTTAAAATGTTCGCCTAACATCTTTAAGTTAATAAGAGAAAAGTTCTCTATAAAGAACCCATCATATCAATCTAGAAAGTTTGTACCTAGATTGTATGCTATTACGCCCGCAGGTGCATTTCAGGTAGGATTATGGAACGAGATTGAGAACTATCTTCGTTCTCTTAATCTTCAATTAAAAATAGAACTCACCGAAGAGTTTAAAAATCAGTTTAAGCCATCTACAGGAATTAATCAAATTTCTAAGATTAGTAATTTTGATTATTATGATTACCAAGAAGATTCTTTAAAGGAATTTATTAGTAACGGACGAGGCATTTCATTGATTAGTACAGGAGGAGGAAAAAGTTTAATTTTAGGAGGATTATGTAAAACTTTCTTAGATCACTATCCACATTATAAAATTCTTATAATAGTTCCTAACGTTTCACTACTGAATCAACTTTACTACTCATTTTTAAATGAATTTGGAATAGATTGTATAACTCGATGGGGTGATAGTAATCTTCCTGACTTTTCACAAAATATATTAATTGCTAATTCTCAAATATTAACAAGTGATGAAAAATATACACTGTCAGTTGTTAAAGATTTTAATGTTGTGATTGTTGATGAAGTTCATACAATCAATGAAAAGAAAAATAAGATTAGTAAAATTATCCATAACATAAACACATCTTTTAGATATGGTTTAACAGGAACTTTACCAGATTCTTTGTTGGCAGGTTGGAATGTTATTGGTAAGATTGGTCCTATTCTTTATGAGAAAAATTCTTACGAACTACGTAAGCAGCAAACTATTACAGATGTTGAAGTAAAGGTTATACTATGTCAACATCAGAGAATGCCAGTTTTTCAAAGAGGTCCAAATCCTACAGACAAATATAATGCAGAATTTGATTATGTTATTAACTATTCACCAAGAAACAAAGTTATTAAAAAGATCTCTAATAAACTATCAGGCAATGTTCTTATAGTGGTTGACCGATTAGATTATATTTCTGAATTAAGTAAGCTTTTTAATGGTGGAGAAAAGAAAATATTTATCATTACAGGCGATACACCAACGGACGAAAGAACCGAAATACAAAATACAATGGATCGCGAGAGCGGCATAATTTGTATTGCAATGAGTAAATGCTTTTCAACAGGTATTTCCATTAAGAATTTACATTATGCAATTTTTGCATACATGGGAAAAGGTGGTGTAAAAACAGTTCAAACTATTGGTCGTACTGTTCGTAAACACGAAAGCAAAAACAAAGCTGTGATTTTTGACATAGCTGATAATTTAGAATACTCACTTTCTCACTTAAGAGAAAGAATTAAAATATATAAAAATCAAAAAATTGATTATTCTATTACAAAAATAACTATTTAACATGTGGAATACTGAAACTGATAATGAAAGCGAAATTGAAGAAGAATATAATGAACTTGATGTTCTTGATGAAAAGCCTCGTAGAAGAATAAGACGAACAAAGGCTGAAAAAGAAACCGATGAATATGTTTCTAAAGAAGAGATGTGGAATGAACTATTCAATTACTATACTTCTCTAAAAGAAGAATATGATTGGGAAACGCAGAAACTTCTTAAAAAAGAATCTTATCCTAAAATATCAAATCGCTTAACAACTATTATTAGTGACATTGCTACAAAAATGGGATACCGTGGAAACTTTTGTTCTTATTCTTGGATTGATGAAATGATTGGTGATGCCACATTAAAAATGGTTAAAGCAATTCGCGACTGCTCATTTAAGTGTTACACTATTGCTGAAATCATTTCTAGAACAGAAGATAATGGAACTATTTTTATTAGCTTTATAGACAAGAAAGGAGAAGCACAGAAAAAGCAACTAGAAGACACTGATTTCTTTTTCTCTGAAGATAATAAAGATTATATAAAGTTTAAAGCAAACCCGTTTGGATATTTCTCTCGAATAACAAGTCATTCTTATCTTAATCGTATTAAAAAAGAAAAACTACTTGAGGAGACAAAGAGATGTTTTCAAACTGAGACTTGGGAAAAATTATATGCTGATGAAAACTTTCGTAATGTGCGTCGTCCAAAATATGTTGAAAATGACGAGAACGATGTTATATTTGAGGAATGAATATATATCCCCTTGATTTGGATAAAGTACCAAATAGCTTTTACGGAGAATTGAAAAGCATATCAGATACTAATGCTAAATGGTGCTTTGAGAAAAAAAATGATTTTATAACTATTTTGGAAAAATATAAAATTCCAAAAATTAATTATATGCCATTAGAAAAATGGAAATGTTCATACTGCAAAACTTTTAATAATAAAGACCACCAATCATGTTATGGTTGTGGGGCGAACTATGCTTAAATCGTGGTTGGTATAAAACTTTATCACCAAAGATTCGTGAGGAAAATCCATATAATAATTACAATCCATCTAAACAATAACATGGACCGAACAGAACTCGAAAAAGACCTTAGCGAACGTCTTCAATGTTTGAGAATTTTTCTCAATAATAATTACATGAAATTCTCACCTGAAATGAAAAAGACGTTCAAATCAATTATAGATGGGCGAGTAAAATATAACAGACTAGAGCGTAAGCTTGAGATGAAATAACATGAGCAAAGAAGATTATAATGATGGACTAGATACTGCTGCTAGTATTGTTGAAGAGATGCTTAGAGGAACAGCAGAAGGTGAAACAATTCTCTGTGGCATTGAAAATAGTAAAAAAGATATGAGTGATGAAATTTTATATTCTGAAACTGATGTTAAAAAGATGATTCAAAAAGCTTTGCAAAATAATCATCTTCGTAAACATGAAAAGATTTGTGATTTAGATTGGCTATTGTATAGAATTAGATTAGGTGGTGGGTGCATCAGAATGTTTGCAAATATAAACGCTTTATTTCGATCAAATGAAATGCTACCTAAAGAAAGATTCAAAGAGTTTGAAGAAAAATTTATTAAAAATATTAACGAAGAATATGATTCCAGTCAAAGATAAAAAATACATGATCTACTGTCAAGGTCCATACGACTATAACAAATATGAACGGCACCGGCTGAAAAATAAAGTTAAAAAAAGAAGACGGAATTACGAAATTAATTGACTTAGTGTGACATAAACTTTATAATCCTAATATGAAAAATAATCTTGTCTTGTGTGTTGGCGACCTTCATCTTGGAGTTAATAAGAACAATCCTTTGTTCTTTAAAACAGCACTACGTTATGCAGATTGGTTAGTTGCAATTTGTCAAAAGAAAAACATAAATACTATTGTTCAGCTTGGTGATATTTTTCATAACAGAGAGATGATTCATCTGCCTGTTATAAATTGTGCAAGTGAGTTCTTTAATAAATTAAAAGATTACAAATTACATATTGTAACGGGCAATCATGATGCACTCTATAATAACAATAGCGAAGTAAATTCATTAAAACTTTTAAACGAATGGCCGAATATCACTATTCATGAAAAAGTATCAACAATAGATGATATTTGTTTTTGTGGCTGGGGAACAAAACTAGAAGATATTCCTAATTGTAAAATAATTTTTGGTCACTTTGATATTAAAGGTTTTGAAATGAGTGCATTTAAAATCAGTGAACACGGTTTCACTGCATCAGACCTTATGAGTCGTTGTAGGCTTCTTATGAGTGGGCATTACCATAAGCCACAGGTTCGTTTTTACGACAAGAAACCTTTAATCTATACTGGTAGTGCATATCAGCTTAATTGGGGTGAGAGTGGCGAAGATAAATATGCATATATCTTAAACACTGAAACTTTAGAATATAAACCTGTAGAAAATAAGATTAGTCCTCGTTTCCAATATATTCGTAAACCAGAAGATTATGATAAAGTAAAAGATAATTTTGTTTCTATTGAAGTAGAAAATGTCGAGGATGTTCCAAATATTGTTGCAAAATTAAATGCGCTAAATGCATTAGATATAAAAACAACATACAAATCTATTCAGTATAAAAAAGAAATTGTTTTAGAAAACGGTGTTGTAGAAGTTGGTGATGATTCATCCTCTGTTACAGAGTGTATAGAAGAGTATGTAGCTTTATTAGAAAATATAACAGACGAAGAAAAGAAAACTGTTTCGGATAAATTAAATCAGTTATATAGTTGTTGTATATAATTATGAAAAGATAAGCTTAGAAAGTATGGAAATACGATTAAATTTCTTGAAAAAGACTTGCCATGATGATAAAGTATTACTATCAAAATGTCAGAATTTAATTGCTTCAAAGAAAAAACGGCAGTAGCCATTATTACTTGTAACCGTGAAGAATTTCTCCACAAAGCTTTATCATCTATTGATAAAGATTCTGTAGGAGAAATTTTTGTTATTAATGCAGGTAGTCATTTAAAAGATAAACCAGAAGGTGTTAAAGTTATTCAATGTAACCGAAATCCAACAGTTGTTGGTATTGCAAAAAACATTGCTCTTCGAGAAATGAAGAAAAATGGTTATGAGTTTCTTTTCCTAATGGAAGATGATGTTCGTGTAAAAGATAATAAGGTTTTTCAAAAGTATATCGAAACTGCTATGGATAGTGGACTATGGGCAGGACAGCTTTCCTACGGCGTACACGGGGGAATAGGCGGTGGCAATGTATCACCTGATGGTACAGCCTTAAAACGCCTTACAGTGCAATATACGGCAAATAGAGTAGACTTGTATCGCAATAGCTTTCATGCTTTTGTTTTATATCATGCGAACACTTTAAATCATATTGGATATTTCTCTGAAAACTATCTTAATGCTGCTGAACATCTTGATCATTATTTATCAGCATATTTAAAATCTCTTGGTTGCAACTACTGGTATTTTCCTGATATTGAAAACTCGTTTGAATATCTTGAAGATATTGATGAGAATCACGGCAGTTCTGTTATTAGGAATAATAAAGAATTCACTTCTAATTTTTCAACAAGCTGGGGCATTTTTAAAGAGAAATACAATTACTATCCGCATGAGGTAATAGATTCCTCAATCGAGGAGGTTCAAGAAAGATTGAATTTATTAGAACAAAATTACTCTCAAAAAGGTTTATTAAAAACTGTAATTGACAAATAGGACTATATAGCGTATAATTCAATTATGAATCTTATTGATAAGCTAAAAGAGCTGGGCGCAGTTTTAATAGAAGAAACTATTAATATAAACGATGGAAAATTTGTTCTTGGTAAAGACTCTACTGCATACGAAGAGTTTTTATACATATTAAAATATGGAAACATTCCTTCAACTTCTGATATAGAATATAAAAAACATCGCTTTGAAGAGGTTTTAAAATCATTTATTGCAGCAGACTTTAAAGTTGGATTTGTTCGTTCGGTTTATAATCGCAATTCAATTGAATCTGTTTTTCTTTTCAATGATGAGAAAAAGACTATTATTCAAGTAAATGACCGCAAAGGTAACGATTTTACTGATCTTACGAGTGAAATTGATACTACTGATGAGTATGCTACCATTTCTTTTTGTTACGATCTTTGTAAAGGGTCAGAGTTTGTTAATAAAATAAAAGAAGATTTCTTCTGTAAAAAAGATTTAACAGATAGCGGTAAAATTCTTCTGTTTGAAAAAACAGAGTATAATGAAATGATTCTTACTCCTCATCCAATCAAACCTTATGATATTGATTTGAGTGAAAATTACAATGATGATTTTCTTCCAGTACATAATAAAATCAAAACATGGGCAGAAGATTTTAAAGCTCGTAATAATAAACTTGTTCTTCTTCATGGAGTTCCTGGTAGTGGTAAAACTAACTACATCAAGTATATATTAAATAGTATCACTTCTTCTAAAAAGATTTATATTCCTCCGTATCTTGTAAACAGCATGGCAGATCCTGCATTCTTTCCGATTATTAAACGAGAAAAAGAAAGCATTATTATTATCGAAGATGCAGAGAAAATTCTTATAAACCGTGAAGATTCCGCAGACAATAGTATAATTTCTATCTTACTAAATCTTTGTGATGGTATTATGGCAGATGTATTAAACTTTAAGATTATTGCAACATTTAATACTGATGAAGATAAAATTGATGCAGCACTTAAACGTAAAGGACGTATGTTCTTAAAATATAAATTTGACTCTCTTTCAGAAGAAAAAACAAAACATCTTTTTGATAAACTTTATGGTGCAGAACCACCAAAGAAAAAAATGACTCTTGCCGAAATTTATAATGATGAGAATGAATTTGGTGCGAAAAAAGAAGAAAAGAAATCAATAGGATTTGCTAATTTATGATAGAAAAAATAGGATTGGTAATAACAACTTTTAATTCGGAAAGTTATTTCAAGGACTTGTATAACACAATTCCTTTTGATAGACTAGATAATGTAGTTGTTGTAAATGGTGGAGAACCTTATAAAGATGTTTATGATCGTGAGAATCTTCATTGGATTCAGCATGACAGTGTACAGTATCCATCTGTTGCTCGAAATGATGGTTTAAAATATCTTTTAGAAGAAGACGTATCACATTTCTTTGTTTGTGAAGATGATATGTTGCTGAAAGATCCTTCAATCTTTGAACAGTATATAAATGCAAGTAAAAAGACAGGAGTAGAATATTTCATCTATTCTTCGATAGCATGGGAAGCAGGTCAAAAAGGTAATCGAACTCCAAATCAGATTGTAGAATATTCTTCTGAAATATCTTTAGTTTTTAATAAGAATATGTGTAATGAATTTACATATACTTCTAGAAAAATCATTGATAAAATAGGATTATATGACGAACGTTTCAACTATACATTTGATGTAGATTTTGCTTATAGAGCTTTACGCGAGTTAGGAATTCCTTTTTGGAATTTTCCCGATTTAAGAAATTCAGATGATTTAGTAAACAATAATGAATCGGCAACATCTAGACTTGATGCAGATGGTAAACGTTTTACAAAATTACAACCTGATTATGAATATTTCAATCAGAAACATGGCTCATTTATTTCACAGATTCCATCACTACCTTCAAATTATCTAATTGATGTGTTGAAAAAATTAAAAAAATAATTATGCAAATTGCTATAATAACAAATACTTTTGGAAAATATCATCGTCAAAATGTAGCATCAGAATCTTGGATTCATTTAAAAAAATTATTTCCTGATAATATAAGATTATATAATATGCAATTCAAAGACGAGAAGAACAGTTTCACCGATCATTATGAAGGGATTGAAACTGTTTTTTGTTTAGATGCATCAAGTAAAACATACATAAAGAATGCAGCTAAAAAACTTCCTGTAATATCAGAAATAATCTTTCGAGGATTTGCGCATATTAAATGCGATTATCTAATTTATACAAACTCAGATGTTATTCTTCTGCCTCGTCTTATAGAGTATATTTTAGCAGAAAAGCCTGACTGTATGGCAGGTCCACGGCTTGATATAGAATCTATAGATTCTTTCCAGAGTGTTCTTGATGAAAACGTTAAACCTGTTAGAAACGAAATTGCAGGTTATGATTTTTTTGTTTTTGAAAAGAGTTGGTTTAAACAATATAAAAAATATTTTGTTAGTAAGTTTGTAATCGGTAAGCCTCTTTTTGATGTAGATTATGCAGGATTAATGGTATTGTTTGGAAAAAAATATCATATAGCTAACAGCTATCCAATGATGGCATTACATATACATCACGGTCTTGATTCTGTAACAACAGATTGTCCTGAACGTGATCATAACCAAAAGGTTCATGATTCTAATGATTTGTTCAGAATTGCTAATAATGTTATGTACTTTAATTTACAACACAATCTTTGTAAGAGAAAACCTTGGGGAGCATTTTTACAACCACAAGCAGATGAACAAAAAATTCAGAAAAATTTTTTCGATATTATGAACATACATGTCGAAAACGAGATTAAATATGTGCAATGAAAAAATTAGGAATAATTCAACCAGGAAGAATAGGTGACATTATTATATGTCTTCCTATTGCTAAGTGGTATAGTGATAGAGGCTATGATGTTTTATGGCCTATAGAAAAAGACATGATTAAACATTTCGAGGGTTATGTAGATTATGTGAAATTTATACCAATAGAATTTGATTGTCGATTAGCACATCAAGTTTGTTTTAGTAATTTTTGCACAAAAGTTATTGATCTTGCTTTTACTATACCAAACGCAAATAATATGAATTCACATAACTATCTTGCACAAGACAGTTATGCATTTGATGAGTTTAAGTATTTTTTAGCAGATGTTCCTTTTGAAGAAAAGTGGAAATTACAAATAACAAGAAATAGAGAAAAGGAAGAACAATTAAGAAACCGTGTGGGTGCATTTGGAGATTATGTAGTAGTTCAAGAAAAAGCATCAGATTCTCAAAGATTTGTAAAATGGGAAAATCCTGATGTTAAAAGAATAGATATAACTCCTATTAGTGATAGTGTTTTTGATTGGCTTGGTGTTTTTGAAAATGCCAAGCAGCACATTTTTATCGAAAGTTGTTTATCTAATCTTGTAGATCAGCTAAACATACCTGTTGAAAAAAATGTTTTACTGTTAAAACACGGTTATTACGGAAACCTTCTCAAAGACGGTAGGGTTCGTGGATTACCTGTTTTGAAAAGAGAATGGAATAGATTATGAAAAAAATAGCATTTACGATAGTATTGAACGGGATGCCGTTTATAAAAAAACAAGCAGAAGTTATACCACAGGTATTTGATGAGTGGCACATAATTGAAGGTGCGACTCTTCCTACATTTGATACAGCATGGTGTCAAAATATTGATCAAAAATTTTATTCTGATAAAAAATTATCAGTAGACGGAACTACTGAGTTTTTAGACAGTATAACAGACAATAAGAAAATTTTTGTTCATCGTAAAAATGATTTCTGGAATGGTAAAACGGAAATGTGTAACGTGGTAAATGATAAGATGAATGATTGTATCTTAATGCAGTTTGATGTGGATGAGATTTGGAATCATGAAACATTAAAAGATGTTCTTAGTTATGCTATGAACAATGAAGGATTTGATGGAATGTTGTTTAGATGTAATTATTTTGTCGGACCTAATATACTAATCACATCAGATGATACATATGGTAATAAAGCTGATGAATGGTGTCGTCTATGGAAAATAAATAACAAGACTTCTTGGAGAACACATGAGCCACCAAGAATTCACAGTCTTACTAAATTCTTATCTAAAAACTTCACAGGACAGAAAGGCTGGATGTTTGATCATTATGCATATGTTCTTCCAGAACAAGTTAAATTTAAAGAAAATTTTTACGGATACAAAGATGCTTATAATAATTGGATGAGATTACAAAATTGTAAACATTTTCCTCAAATGTTAAAAGACTTTTTACCTTGGGTAAACGATAATGCTATTGTTAAAAAAATATAATGAAACCTATACACTTACGAAATATACCACCACCAAATGAAACATTTGATCATACAGATTTTATAAATTTTATCGCATCTTATATTAAGCCTGAAAGATACTTAGAATTAGGTGTTCGTTCAGGAAGAACATTTTTAGAAGTATCTAAACATTGTAAAGAAAGTATCGCAGTTGATATAGATATTTGTCCATTTCAATTGTCTGAAAATATGACATACCATAAAATGACTACGGATGATTATTTTTTTAATTTAGATAAAAATATAACATTTGATATGGTTTTTATTGATGCAGATCATTCTCATGAACAATCTTTAAAAGATTTTTTAAATGTAAAAGACCGGATTATTGAAGATGGTATCGTTTTTTTACATGATACATATCCTTACGACCCTTCAATGTTTAGACCAGATTTATGTAATGATGTTTATAAAACTGCACATTTTATAAAATTAAATCTAAACGAAGATTTTGAATCCATGACTCTACCCTTTAATCCAGGTGTAACTGTTGTTAAAAAAATATCTCGAAATAAACAATTAATTTATATATGAAAAATGAAAAAATATTTATAACTGGAGGTGCAGGATTCTTAGGAAAGAATATTATAAAAAGATTTTATGATGATAATGAAATTATTATATTTTCCAGAGACGAAGCCAAGCATTACTACTTAAAAAAACAATTTCCTAATATCCGAACAATTATCGGTGATGTACGAGATCGAGATTTACTACTTCGTTCTTCTCAAGATTGTTCGGTGGGAATTTTTGCAGCTAGTTTAAAACAGATTGAAGCGGTAGATCAAAATTTTGAAGAAGCAAATAAGATAATAGTCAATGGAGCTTTCAATAGTAGATATTCTGCTGAAAAAAATAAAATGAAATCAGCATGTTTCATCTCTTCTGATAAGAGTCGTTCTTCTACAACTTTATATGGTGCTATGAAATTTATTGCAGGCGAATCATTTATCGTAAATTCTGAAAAGAATGATATTAATTTAAGTACAGCAATATACGGAAATGTCATAAATTCAACTGGAAGTTTAATACCTCTTATATGGGATTCTATTAAAAATAACTATCAATTAACTTTATACTCTGAAGAAATGACTCGATTTATGATAACATCAGACGAAGCTGTAGATTTAATAGAACACTCACTCAATTTCAAAGGATTTAATATAATACCAAAAATTAAAAGTTTTAGAATAAAAGATTTATTTGAAATATTTAATGAAAAATTTAATTTAAATTATAAAAAGGGATTTCCTCGAATTTCTGAAAAATTACATGAAATAATGTTTTCTGAAGAAGAATCTCCACGCATAACAGAATGTACAAAATATTACTATATGCATTATTCAAAAATATATAATAATGAGTATGTACCAAAATATTATTCAAGTAGAGATTATTGTATTTCTAAAAAAGAACTTGATGATTTTTTAAACCAATATAATTATTTTAAACCATGAAGATATTAATTTTAGGGCATAAAGGATTATTAGGGAATACTGTATCTAAATATCTGAGACAAAATTTTGATATTGAAATAACAGATAGTCGTTGGGGTACAAAGGAATTTGAAGACTTTATAAAGTCTTCAAATTCAGAATGGTTAATAAATTGTATAGGTTGTATTCCTCAAAGAACACAAATCATAAGCGATTATTACTATGTAAATACTGAACTTCCGATTTATTTAACAAAATATTTTAAAGGAAAAATAATAAATCCTTCAACTGATTGTGAATTTTCTGGAAAAATTAATATTGATGATTTTTATAAAAAAACAGATTATCCAGATGCTATAGATGACTATGGTATTAGTAAAAAAATATCTTATATGTATTTAGAAAGTCTGAAAAATCCAAATATAGTCCAAATAAGAACATCTATTATTGGCACGGAAAATAGTGGTGGAAAGTCTTTATGGAATTGGTTTGTTGAGTGTCAGAATGAAAGTATTAAAGGTTTTACAAACCAATACTGGAATGGTATAACCACATTAGAATGGGCTAAATGGGCAGAGAAAATAATTTTAAAAAATCAAATATTAACAGACTCGAATGTTTTACAATTAGGTACAGAAAAAATATCTAAATACCATATATTAAAAAATATCAACGAAATTTTAAATCTTCATAAAAATTTAATTCCATTTGAATCTGATAAATACGTCAACAAATGTCTGTTATCTGATATTAGTCTTAAAGATCTTAGTGAACAAATACACGAAGCATATGAATTTAATAAGAAATAATTTAATAATGACAGCTACTATAAATGTAGAAGGTTGTCCACAACTTAGTAGAAATAATATCGAAACACGTAAATCTGATTATATTAATGCTTTAAATAATTTTTTACAAACAACTAATTTAAATATTATTTTTGCAGAAAACTCGAATTACGATTTAAGTTTTTTAAAAAATAAATTCGAAGCATATACTGATCGAATAGAATATATATCTATTACCCAAAATACCGCTATAGGAAAAGGTAAAGGACATGGAGAAAAAGATACACTATTGTTTGTATTAGATAATTCTTATTTTTTAAAAGATTCAGATGTGTTTTTTAAAATATCTGGGAGATATTTTTCTCCAGACTGTGAATCAGTAATAAGTAAAAATCACGATTTTTATACATTAACTAGAGATTACGATAGACATGTAAGTACTGTATTTTTTGGTTGTAATAAAAATATATTTAAACAATATTTTACATTAGAAACAGAAGTGAATGATCTTGGAAAAATATTTGAAGAACATGTTTGTGATATGGTAAAAGATATTCATAGTAAGACTCCTGATAAAGTTACTATTATTCCGTCTATGAAATATGTAGATACTTATGTATCTGATGGAATGAAATTTTTAGACAATTAGAAAAAATACAAATGTCGATCTAAATAAAAATTTATGATAACAAGTATATATAAAGGAGGTTTAGGAAACCAATTATTTCAAGTAATAGCTGGCTATTACTTAGCAAAACAGAATAATGACGAGTATGGTATAAATCCTAATTTAGAAAGAGGTCGTGGACAAGGAAATTGTATAAACATTTATATAGATTCTATATTTAAAAATATACAGAAGACTAATCACGAATCAAAAGTTCTTTACAGGGAACCTCAATTTAATTATACTGATATAGAATATTCAGAAGATTTGTTATTAGAAGGATTTTTTCAAACAGAAAAGTATTTTTTGCATAAGAAAAATGAAATAAACGAATTACTAGGTTTTAAGTGTAACGAAGACCCAACTAATGTTTGTGTAATTCATATAAGAACAGGTGACTATTTACAGGATTTAACTTTTAATGTAGTTACACTTAAATATTTTGAAAATGCAATAAATTATGTCTTATCAATAAATGAAAATGTATCATTTAAAATTGTTTCTGATAACTATTATTATGCGAGTAGGTATATACCAGATAATATAGATTATGAATTTGTTTCATCTGATGAATTACAAGATTTAAAAACTATATCCCAATGCGATTATGCTATAATTTCTAATAGCTCTTTTGGTTGGTGGGGAAGTTATTTAGGAAAAAATAAAATTACATTAGCTCCTAATAAATGGTTTAATGTAAACTTCGATACTTCGGATGTATACCGAAATGATATGATAAAAATAGAAATTTAAAAATATGGTATTTGATTTAAAACAACTAATAAAGAAATATAGTATGAATTTACAAAATGTTATTCATATTGGTGGTCATCATGGTCATGAAGTAGAATTGTATAAAGAAATTAATCCTAATTGTACAGTTGAAATTTTTGAACCACACCCTAACACATTTAATATAATGAAGAATAATGTTTCTTCGTTCTCGCAAATAAACTGTCATAATGTTGCATTAGGTTCGAAGGAAACAGTTATGGAACTTTTTGTAGAGACTGCTAATCAAGGACAGAGTAATTCTCTATTAAAACCTAAGCACCATATCAATCAGTATCCTCATATAAGATTTGAAAATACAATTGAAGTTCCTGTCAAAACATTGGACAGTTTCAAGTTAGATGAAAGTTATAATTTTATATCTATTGATGTTCAAGGTTTTGAATTAGAGGTTTTAAAAGGAGCCAATGAAACTCTTAAAAATATACAATATCTAATAGCAGAAGTTAATAATACTGAACTATACGAAAATTGTTGTATGATTGAAGAGTTGGACCAATTTTTAAAACAATTTGATTTGTATCGAGTAGAAACAAATTGGATGGGCGGAACTTGGGGAGATGGTTTTTATATGAGACAATGAGAACTGCATTTTGTTTTTCAGGAGAGTTACGAAGTATAGATAAAACCTATTCATTAATGAAAGAAAAATTAATGAATAGGTTTTCAGACTATGATATTTTCTATCATACATGGAGCGATGATCCAGATTTATCCAAAATACATTACTTTGAAAAAGACTCTCATATTAAAAACATTTTAATAGAAAATAGAATAACTTTGCCAGAAAGAGATGTCTATGAAAAGAATAAAAGACCAGAAGTTTTTGTTCAAGGTTTGCTTCGACAACTTTACTGTTTAAAGACTTGTAATAATTTAAAAAAACAATATGAAGAAGAAAATAATTTTAAATATGATATTGTTATACGGATGCGTCCCGATGTATTGTTAATTAACAATACATCTTTAGAAAAATCTGCTGAATCTTGGGATATGAAAAATTATCTCTACACAACAAACCACGATAATTATTATGGTTATAATGACCGTTTCTATTTTTCTAATTCTGAAAATATGGATTTTCTTTCAACCCGATTGGACTTATTGGATTATTATATGAATTTAGGTGGTATTTTTCATTATGAGACTTTTTTTAAATTTTGTGTAAAATATATTGATCTTGATGTAGGTCATTCAAATATGCAGTTTGCTTTATTAAGAAATAACGGTTCTATGTCGTCTGAATTAATAACTTGAAGATATAAAAAGTAAATAAATATATAAATGTTTAGCGTTTGTATTCCAACATATGAAAGATATGATAATTTTTTATCAGAAGTTTTAGAAAAATATATTATAAATGATTTAATAGATGAAATAATAATAACTGATGATAGTGGTAATGATTTTGAAAAAATAAAAAAATCATTTAATAGTGAAAAACTACGTTTATTTAAAAATGAAAAAAGACTTGGTATATTTTTTAATAAATTAGAGTGTTGTAAATATGCTAAAAACGAATGGATAGCACTTTTAGATTCTGATAATTTTGCAGATAAAGATTATTTCGAAAAAGCAGAAAATTATATAAAATCTAACACACTATCAAATTCTTGTATATTGGCACCTTCCTTTGCCAAACCTAATTTTGACTATAGATTTTTAAATGATCAAATAATAAAAAAAGATAATTTAAAAGATTTCTTAAATAGAAATAATCTCTTTGGGACGTTTTTAAATACATGTAATTATGTTTTAAATAAAAGTCTTGTAGAAAAACTGATTGTGAACGAACCTGAGTTAAAGATATATGAATCACCTACAGATTCTTTATTATTTTTAATCTTATATTTCGAACAAAGAGAATTAGAAATTCATGTCTTAAAAGATATGCATTATGACCACAGGGTTCATGATGATAGCGCATTTAAAAAAACATGTAATTTATATCAAAAAGAAATAAATCAAATTAATGACAGATTAAAAATACTAATAAGTTGAAATTATATATGACATATTGTATATAACAATATAGATAATATTTTAGTGTTTGGCGAAACTGGAATAATAGGTTCTTCCTTAAAACAAGAAAAAACATATTTAAATTTAATATTCCAAAGCTCGTAAAAAATTAAGATAGGAACATACTATAAGTTTTGATGAGATGATTAAATATTGGTTGAAAACTTTAAAAAAGTAACTAAATAAAAATATTATGATGACTACAGCGAAAGCATTTGGTATTACTCGTCCCGGCGATCACATCGGGCAAACTCAAGCAGTTCCTGCTCAACCTTCTCCTCAACCAAACATTGA